AGCCAAAACAGCACTATTGGATGGGTTCACTTCCACCACCTCTTTCCTGTGTAGTGTGTAAATTTCATAGCAGGTGCTTCATGTAACTCTTGCATTTCTGTTACTGCACCGCGCAAAGCCATTACTTCTTTCACAACAGCAAAAAGTTCTTCTCGCTCATCTTCAAGATGATTGATTCTTTGATTTAGTTTTTCAATCTTATCTTCCAATAAATTAATTCTGCTTTCGTTATCTAGTTTCATCAAATTCGCCTCCATGTTTGCTTTCCAATACGGATTACCTTTGGACTTGCCTTTAATCGAAGTCCAATAGAATTGTTACAGGGCGTATATTTACCCATGCTATCGTATGCTCTTCCCTTAAAATCTCTTGTGAAAAATGTTTCACCTGAGTTATAAGAGTCAATTACTTCTTCAATTCTTTGTTTAATTGGTTTTACCATTTAGTTCATCTCCTTTGCTCCCTTCTTTAAGTTATCTTTAGCCCATAGAGGCTGTAAATTAGAATAGTTAAAACATTTAAATCTCTCGTCTTCTTTAGATAGGTCAAAAGAAGCGCATGGTCTGATATGGTCTATATGCCACTCACCATAGTTTTCCCAAGACATTCCTTCTGTAAATTGAGAAGATAGGTGATTCTTTAATTCATCAATAGAACAACCTACATATTCAAACGAAGATTTCTTGTTCTTCCCTTTCACAAAACTATAGAGCCTTGACCTAAGACTATCCTTAATTCTGGCTTTAGTAGTATGCCTATATAAATGAGGGAAATTATACACTAGTGCATCTTCATCACCATCAAAATCTTCTAAAAGAAGCATAAAACTTTTTTTATCCATTAGCCATTTAGTTATCTTTTCTTCCCAATGATTCAACATAGTGCCATCTAAAGATTCGTTTACTTTAGACACTTTCCCCCCAAATTGATTATGATAACACTTGATATGCCATATCTCATTATATGAGGGATGCTTGGCAATAGTATCTCCTAATATCTCAGAAGATACATCTGAGTAACATCCTTCGCATTTCATGCATCCATCTCCTTTGCTGCAAACGCCGCTTCCCGGATTGCTTCCCTTGCTGATGCAGTAATTGATGCGGCCAATTCAACATCAGCCCACCCAAAACCCTGAAAGGCAACAATACCATAAAAAGAAGCCATTAGCCTCTTTACAGCCATTTGATTGTTATGCCACTTTCGATATTCGCCGTCATCTTCTTCTTCACGGGCTTCACGCATACGTCGCTTATATTCATTTCGAAGGTTCTTAAGCGTGAGAACAGATTGAGGTAACAAACCTAATTTGTCTGTTTTATAATACCGCATTTCTGTTACCTTTTCTTCAGAGAAATCCCTTGGAGTCAAGATATTAACTCCAAACTCAGTTGGTTCATGGGACTTAGTTTCCCATGAAATATTACGTGCAATCATCATAGATGGATATAGACCTGCAAAGTCAAAGGCCGCTACGTTCAAATGAAGGCCATTTGTTCCTTCCGAAGTCGGGTCATAAATCATGGCTCCTTCGTATTCTTCACGTTCTTCAGGCTTTATTCCTGTTGGTGCTTTCCACCAAGCATTACGCATAAAGTAAATTGAACCCATGTGACTTGCATAAAAACAAGCATCAAAGGGAGCAACGAGCAAACGTTGAAGTGAAATGATGGCTTCACTAGTAAAGTTAGTTTCATCAATCTTTCTAAGAATTTCTACATCAACCAAAGCATATTGCAGATAATGGTATGTATCTTCAAGCCATCCACGATTATAGAAATCGTCACCTTCAAACTTAGATTCCCAAGACTTACCTTCTCCAAACAAAGTGTTAGAAACGTAATCTAATGAGAGAGAAGGCAGCGTCCCCCTTTGAGAATCGTTCCATTGTCGCTCAAAAGCAAGGTCTAAGTTAAGGGTTATGCGGCCCTTGATGGGCTGAGAAATCGGTGAGAACCCGTTGTCCCCCTTAACGTAAGTGAAGCCGTCCTTGGTCTTCTTAACACCATCAACGGCGAAGACAGGACTTAGAAGGTTAGGATTCAACCCATTAGCGCACATGCGCTTCAGTAATACGGGCAAATCGAACTTAAGTCCAAACCAAGCAATAAGCATATCAGGGTCTTGAACATTCAATTCATTAACAAAACCTTCAAGCATTTCTTTCTCCGAGGAGAAGATTCTCATGTCGTTTCCGTAGCCTTCAATTTCAGGAGTTGCCAATAATTCAGGAGGGTATTCTGGAAACCAAGTCCAAAGATAAAACGTTTCACTAAAGTTATCATAAAGACTAATTGCAGTAATCGCATCTTTATGCTTTCCACTAGGCATCCATTCCATATCCCAATACCACTTTCGCAGTTTATATTCTGGAAGTTCAGTTAACTCATCAACACAATACCGGAAATGAAAAGGAACATCTGCTTCCCAAGTCTCAGAGAAACGCTTCTTTGCTTCTCTAATATCTTCAGACTTATCAACAAATACCTTCTTTAGAGCATGACCATCCAAAGTTACTGCATCTGTATTTTCATACTTAAATGGTCTTTCAGTATATACAGATGGCTTATATTCAGCAACTTCAGGGTGGTCTTGACGGATATAGAAGTAAGGATTAAACTCCACAACTTCAGTTTTCTTTTCTCCATTCTCTCTCCATGATTTGAAAATGTGTCGCCCTGTATTTAGTTTGCTAATAATCATTCATACGCCTCCGACATAGGGTGCTTTAACTAGCCTCCTATCGTCAGAAATGATAACAATAGGTGCATCGTCTAGCACATAAAAGGTAAGCACTTGGTCTTTTTTGAAGAATTTGTGAAGCGGACCCGAAAATTCAACGGTTGCTTCATCACCAACACGAAGCATTGGTGTAATCTGTTCAGTATAGTTGTTGTTAACACCATCTTCACTAGAGAAGGTTAATGCCTCCTTACTTGCATCAATTTTATAGACTCCTGAACCAACGAGTTCGCAGCCAGAAATCACATCTGAGAGGGTTTCATTTGAAATGATGAAAGCCCCTTCAAATGCAGCCTTACCCATAGTTGGAATATTTTTAGGGTCTAGAACAACCGGCATTTCTGAAAGTCTAGGACCAAGGCGAGTAATTACTTGCATATTAGACCATTCAACTACTCTTGGGATTGAAGCCTTACGTGTTCCTGATGAAAGAGCCATAAAGTCTCCTGTTTCAACAGTTACCTCTTCACCAAACTTCTTTAGATAAGGTAAGATAGATGAAGCCTTACAGATAAAGTCTCCATCAATTTCAACCTCAACTTCAAGAACAATGTTCACGACAAAGGTATTATTTCCTGTCCAAAGTTGTAACTCGCTATCTTCACCTTTCATGTAGAAAATATCATCAAGGCTACCTGAAGACAGGCCACCTTTCTTGACGTATTTTCCTTTGACTTGGATGCTTTCGAGTGCTTCTTTGAATGTATTCGTATTAATATTAAACTTCATATTTCTCAAACCTTGCCTTTGCGCAATTCAGGAACTCCTTCCCACTTGACCATATTAGGTCCAACGGTTAGAGTTTCCCAAGTCTTACCGACCAATTCTGTATTTGTTTTAGAGGCAGTTAGAGTTGCTTTATAGATAGTGTTACCCTGTTTCTTTGTCTGCTTTGTGCTAATGACTTGGAAAAGAGCATCGCCCCAATTGTGCCAATTTGGTTTTTGACCAACAACTTCACCCGTTGAACCATAATCAGCCTTAGCGTGTGTGATATACACTTGGTCACAATCCAAAGACTTACACATCTTCAATAGAGCATAGAAGGGAGCGTTACGCTTACCCCACTCAAACTTCATCTTTTGTGGCTTTCCAATCTTTGAAGAACCTGTAACGTGTAGTGTGCAAATGTCTAACCATTTATCCACACCATCAAAGACAAACAATACATCTTCACCATCGGCAATTCTTTCTTGCACGAATAGAACGAAGTCTTCTGAGTTTCTTTCAGAAGCGGTAATGTCTGCTTCACCTTTATCATTCAACACTTGAGGATTCCAAAGCGTGATTCTGTCGGTGCATTCATGGTTTTGACGCCACGTTGGTTCGCAACCGTCATCCCAATCAAGCACATAAATCTTCTTATCTGGGAAATCCAAAGCAAGACCGGACTTGACCGTTTTAGGTTCGCCCCAAATACCAAGAACCAAGCGGTTGTTACGTTCTAGACGACGCTTAGTTTGCGCCTGAAGTTTTTGCTTGAAAGCAATAAGCCTAGAATTGTTTTGTGTTTCTTCACTTGCTGCCGAAGTTCCTTTCTTAGATGTTAGACCCATTAAAACCACCAATTTCGTATTCCTCAAGATTTAATTCTTGACCGTGAACAGTTGACCAGACCTTGAGAATCTTCGCAACTTCATCTTGTCCATCAGCCTTATAACGGCATTCCTTTGAACCAAGGTGAAACTTGAGCCAATATTCGCCGCTTTTCTTTTCGTTTTCTTTGAATGTGATAAAATCAACATTAATTAAATCAATCACATAATTGTTTTCTAGTAAAAAGTATCTATTTTGTTTTAACATATTAAATCCCCCAACGGGAAAGGGCTTTGCACCCTATTGAGCGTCATTCAACCGCCACGCTTACACGGTAGTTTAATTCAGAACCAATCGTAGTCCTCTTCAACCGCCTGAGTTACCTCAACGGCTGAACCTTTGCGGTCAAGGACGTAAAGTCCCGTTGTGTTAATCGTTGCAGGTTCGGTTTCCCCATCAACTGTGCGCTGAGAGGTATTACCGATAACAATAACAGATGAGCCAATACCGAAGTCAATTTCGATATGTGCAGGAATCCAACAGGTAACTACACCACTTCCCTCATCATAATCAAACTCAGCATTCAAGTCTGTGATGTTTAGGATTCGGTTTCCGTTAGAAGTTGGAGTCATGTTCATGTTGCAGACCACACCATCAGTTACGATGAAACGCTCGTTATATGGAAGGGATTGCCTTTCAACGTGCGCTCGGTCAATTTCAACAAGAGGAACAATGTGACTCGACATTTCATTGATGAGAAGGTTCTCAAAGTCGAAATTGTCCATGTTCCGGTGGTCGCTATTTTCAGGGTCAAGAGCCGAATTCAAAACAAGGCTAGCCTTGGTTACATCGGTCATACCGTAAAGATTACCGTTATCATTCGGAATCGCTAGGAAGTGAACCCATTCAAAGGTGTTTGGTTCAAACTCCACGGCAGGTTGATTCTTGTAAGAGAACGGATAGAGAGCCATTCCTTCCTTACCTTCAACAGAACCATAGAAAAGACCTTGACGGCGGAATTGCTCAACAGGGAGAGGCTTACCATATCCCTTGTTTTCTCCGCCATTTCCGTATCGCTCCGTATCATCAAGTGGGATGAAATAAGAGCCATCTTCGCCTTCTTCCGCACCGTTTGGAAGATTGCTTACGGTCTTTTCTTGGTATTCTCCCTTGTGATAGCGAGAAATGACCCACTTTCCAAGGGCGTTCTGCGTAGCAACCGCAACAATACCGCTTTCTAGCGCATTGTCTGAATCGCGTCGGTATTCTTCACCGGCACGACGACGACGCCAAGCCATCATATCACGTGGTGCATCCAAAGCCATGAAGAATCCAAATACCTTCTTTGTTAGGCTTCCGCTATCAGTTGAAGGCCTGTTCTGAGAACGGCGATGTTGCGCCACAAAGGAACGCCAAAGGGCCTTACCGAAAGCATCGGTAGTTTCCAAACCATTCTCAGCACAGATTTCTCCATACTTCTTTTCTGCTTCTTCTTGAGTCATCCCAATGTATTGAAGGGACTTCCCGATTTCATTTTTCATATCTTCTTGCATTTTCAATCACTTCTTATTTTTTTCAAAGTTGTCCAACCATCCACGAAAGTAATACCTTCGGAGTCATAGTTGTGGACCGCCATTCTGTTTCGCCAATCGTTCTTAAGAACTTGAATTTAATTTTTGCATCTAATCCTTCTGAATTGATTACTGCGTCGTGCATTCCAATACAGATTTCTTTTACTGACCTACCATCAACAAGCATCTTATGGAAGTAAGCAATCGCTGAATTTTTATTGTTGATTAGAATATCTAGGCCTTTCGAGAAGTCTTCAAGCCCAATTTCAATTTGCTTCTTGAGGGACGTATTGCTAGACTTTGCCGCCTGCACTTCGGTAATGACCCTCCTTAAATCGAGGGACGCCGAGGATATAAAGGTGACTAGTTCATCTTGAGAAAATCGCTCGACTCCTTCAGCCTGAAGGATTTTCTGGATTACTTCAAGGATGACTTCATTGGTCAGCGGCTTAAAATGATAGTTAGCACACCGACTTTGAAGTGCAAAGATAATCTTGTTTCTGTCGTTACATGTAATGATGAAACGAATGTTAGATGAATATCTTTCCATGATTCGCTTTAGTGCATTCTGTGCATCGGAAGTCATTCCGTCCATTTCATCTAGAAGCATGATACGGAAAGGAACATCACCGATAGTCCCGCTTTGTGCAATAGTCTTAATTGTTGTTCTGACTGTTTCTAATCGTCGGTCATCGGATGCATTCACTTCAACGAAGTTATCATCAAAGGCTTCTTTAAGAATAGACTTGCCGAGAGCAATACCCGCAGCAGTTTTTCCATTACCGGGATTACCGTATAGAAGAACATTAGGCATATTCTTTTCTTCAACCCACGTTGATGCGTCCATTGTGAAGTGTTCTTGTCCAATCACTTCGCTGATTTTACTTGGTCTATATTTTTCTGTCCATAGCATTTTAATTTCTCCTATTCATTTGTAATTTCATCCCATTTATCGCTTTTAACGAGATTGTCCGCAGCCCAAAGAGGCTGAAGATTATCCAATGACCAACATTTCTTAAATTCGGGATGGTCTGTTGAATCAAAGTTAAATGATGCAACAGGTCGAATGTGGTCAATATGCCATTCGCCCATATTTTCCCAACTCATACCGTCGGTAAATTGGGATTCTAAATGGTCGTATAGTTCTTTTCCTGTATATCCTAAAAGTTCAAAAGTTCTACCGCCCTTAGTTAGACCTCTTAACTTAAGGTGTTTATAAACATTAGACCTAACCCTATTCGTTATCTTTCCTTTAGGAGTAGAAGTTCTTTTTCTATTGGCTCTTTGTCTCATCAAACGACCCTTTTCCGTGGAAGCAAACTTCTTTTGATATGCCTTTACCTTTTCAGGATTTTCTTTTGCCCATTTAGGTTGATATTCTCTATGCCATGCATTTAGTCTTTTTCTTACTTCGGGACGTTTAAGGTATTCTCTTCGTTTTTGCTTAACGTCTTCCCTTCTTTCTCTTTCTAAACGCTTGCGCTTGGCTTCGGGTTTTGACGCATATTTTAAGGATTGAAGTCTCGACCTTTCTTTCTTTTCTGCTTGGCATTCTTCAGAATTACAATAATGTTTATTGTAGTGTCCTTTAAATACACTTCCACAAACAATGCAAGTTCTTTCATTATTCAATATTGCTGTTTTACTACAATCCTCACAATATTTTCTTGGTATAAAACCCATAAATGAACAACCACATTCAGGGCATATTTTTTGGTATTTTTTATTTTTACCAGACTTCGCTTTCTTAACTGCCTGACATTCTTCAGCATCGCAATACTTTTTGTTTTGGTGTCCTTCAATTTTCATATTGCAAACTACACATTCTTTCATTTTAATTCCTCCCTAACAGTCCAAAGATAGTTTCTATTATTCGGACTATCTGGATTTTTATGAATCAGAAGTAGTTTTCTACCTCTGTCTCTCTTTGCTAAAATATTAGCAGTTTCTCTATTTGACTTAGGGAGCCAATGATTAGGCATTCGACCCTTCAGTCTTTCAGTTAAAATTGAAGTTGGAAGTGGTTCTCCTACTTCTAAAATAATTTCAACACAGTTATCAATAATTTTTTTGTGCTTAGGTCGCATTATATCACATAAATTGGTCAAGAGTTCCCACGTCATAAACAACAGGGTCCGTCTTTTTACGGCGTTTCTTATCAGCGATACCGATAATTCGACGCTCGGCGTTATTGAGTTTCTTTCCTGCCCAAGCAGAAAATTCAGGGTCTTTTAGCAACTGTCGAAGAGTCTTTTCATTCTTGACCCCTAACTTTCGACAGATATACGGAACTTTAGAGTAAGCATTCCGTTTCGGCATATTTACTCGACCGAAGGAGTTACCTTCGTGAGCATAAGCCAACATTTGATAGAAGTAATCTTGCCTCCATCTTCGCTTAACTATACCATCAACAAAAATCAAACGATTCGGATGCATGTTTTCTGCAAGCCAAGAAACGATTTGCGTATCTGATGGCTTATTGAAGAGCAAGGCGTTCGCTACCTTATCCCTATCTGTTTCCTTAAGATACATTCTAACCAAAGAGTAAGTATCTATTTCAGCCGCTTGTGGATTTTCACTTCTTGGTGCTAAAGACATAACTTCATCACGCAAGTAATTGTTACTTCCGGCTCTTTTAATCTGGCACATATTTTTGATTTCAGATGGAACAGACTTTTCATTGATTGAAGTCAGGACAATTTGCCCTTTATAGTTCCGAAGCAAATATAGAATGTCTTCCTTATTTGGCTTATGGTGAACATCTTCAATAATGATTCCGTTATCCTTTGATAGAGAACCAATATCGGTTGTGTCTATCGAATTGGCGAACATGATAACAGGGTCTTCACAGAAGGTCTTTGCCTTCGTTGATTTTCCTGTTCCCGGTTTTCCTGTAATCAAAATTGAACGCTTTTTATTTAAATTGGTGAGTCCCATTATAACACTCCTTTTAATTTCAACATTCTTTCCATTCCTTCAAGAGTCAAATGCTCTTTGTTAGAGACAATATCAACCGCCTCTCTAAATCGAATCCATTCATCCTTTGCATCGGGTAAGTCATCCACCATTTCTGTGAGAAGATAAAGATTCTTAATCCCGCCAATCCTTAGAATTGGTTTTGGTCTAGCCTTATTCTCCTGCTCTTTGAATGTGCTTTTGATATCAAACTGCAAAAGGCTTCGTTGCACACCCAAAAGAAACTCTTCTTCGGCTCTTAGATTTACTCTAAGTCTAATCGAATAGCCGATGTTAGATGTTTCGTTCTTCTCAATATGAAAATCAATCTTCGACCCGCATAGGAAGATACCCGTAAGCATATCTTTACTATACATAATCATAGGCCTCCGTCATTCCAAGGTATTCAACTTTAATTCTAAGAAACTCCATACCTTCCAAGACAGTTGTTTTAACTAAGTCCTCAAAGTCACTATATTTTCCGGGAAAAATAAGAGAGAAAGATGTTCCTTGATATGTTCCTAATGCTTTAGCGGTCTGTTCATCAACTGTATCGTGAACAATAGCAAACTGTCCCGTCTCATTCATAATCATCAATCGAAGATGTAATCCTTTAGATACAAATTGTAATAGTTCTTCATCAACATTTAAGAAAGCCATAAAACTAAATGATGTTAAGTTATCATATTTAGCAAGCCAAGTCTGAATGAGTTCATCTTGGAACATCAGCCCATACCATCCTCGATGTATTCTTTGTGGTCAATCAAAACTTCATGGTGTAAGTCGGGAAGGTTTAGGTAACAAATATGTTCGGGTCCAATCCTTGAATGTCCGTGCCTTTCTGCGGTTTGTTCTGCGTTAGAAATCAAAATTTCACAAATGCTACTAAGTTGCTCCTGAAGAAACATGATTGCCTTCTTTGAAACCTGCATTTCGGTTTCGCTCTTCACAATCTCCCTTACGTTCACCTTTGATTGAAACTTACGAGTTGGAATTTTAGTCTCTTCCTGTTTCGGTTCAATTAATGTTCCGTCCTCATCGAAATATGGAACCCTCGACAAAAGCATCTTGCGGGGCCGACCTTTATACGTTTCGACGTTATGAAGATACGCAAAAGACTCATCAATCCTAACAACCTGATATGTCTTACTATCAATAATGGTGAATTGTCCTTCTTTAATCATTTTTAATCCCCTGCTCTAATACTTTCTTTACGAATTCATAGTCCTTTTCAGAATCCATGAGAACAATCGCGGTTTCGATTACTTGTTCGAGTCTCTTTTCGTTTTCTGAAGGAAGGCTTTTAATCTTCAGTAATTTCAATACCTTCTTCTTTGTATCTGGAGTCTTCTTGCTCGGCCTTACTTCACCCAATCTAGCGTGTAACTTACATAGAATGTGAAACTGCCCTTTCAGTCTATCATAGGTAAATTTAATTGCTCTGCCTAACTGAGTTGCATTCATCGAATCAATTTCAATTGAAGAGCCATCGTTTTCGGTAAAATAATTGTATGTTTTTCGCATTTACATCAACCTCACTACATCATCAAATGTATTAATATCATTTACGAACTTATCGTCCCTAATTCTGTTGCATCTTGGGAATCTTAGCCCGATATTACCTTGAGCATCCCTGCTCACTAAATCAGCAGAAACTTCAAGAACAACTCTAGGCAAAAACTTATACTTGTTCTTTTCAACTGCTTCAATATTCTTTCTCAAAGCGTTAGTTAAGTTAAACAGTTCCGCTTCACTAAAGCCTGTGCCAACTTGACCAATACCAACAAATTCGTTACCTGAACGAACACCAATTTCAAATGAAGCAAAAACTCCTGCCCTCTTTCCTTCACCATATGAAGCAGAAAGAATTACCACATCTAGTTCAATGCGTGGTGGTTTGTGTTTAGCCCAAGAAACAGAACGTTTTCCGGGCTGATATTCGGCATCTGCATCTTTTACGATAATGCCTTCAAAACCTGCATTAATCGCTTCGTGGTAGAAAGCGATAGCATCTCCACCGATTTTTCGGTGGGCTTGGTTGGGTAACTCCTTCATAACTTCAAGCCTATGAGCGTATGAG